TTCCGATCTCCGAAGGGGCAGGAAAGACCCCCGAGTACTTAAGAATTGAAGTTTGGTCATTCGTGAGTTCGAACTCAAACGTATAATGCATCTCCATAACGCCACTGGTGTGCACATAGCATTTACCTGCGTACCCGAAGATCGATTTGAGGGCATTATTGATATCGGATGCTGAGCATCCAGAGATATTTAGCGCAGCCTTGACCATTATTAACTCGCGGAATTGGGTATCCGTGAGCGTGAGCGTGGCCGCGCTATAAGGAGAATAAAACGGGGCCTGTCCAAAAGGCTGACAGCCGAAGCTCTCTCTAAAACCGAACACCAACCCTATGGGCTCTGTGAGTTTAATGATCCGGGAGACTCCGACAATGCGTCCCCATATGTCGAGCCCGTACCCCATTGCCGTTGTTGGATCCCAGATGTTTGTATAAAAATCCTGAAAATTTGTGGATGGATCAATATCAGCGTTCCAATCATTGATGAGCTGCCGCAAAATGGGGCTGTTAGCGTATTGACTCACTAAGGTCTGCGCAACATTAATCATATGACTGCCACCTGGATATCCGAGGCTGAGATGGTGGGAATCTGATCGATCTGGATTGCCACGTTATTAGCATTCGCCGTGGTGTGGCCCACCAGGATAGACACGATCTCAACTCCTGGCGCGCACGCCGTGACGGGAGCATAATATCGGCTCGCATAGATTGAAGTTCCGATGCGAGCTTTTGAACCTCCATCACTACCGGCGAATGCTGCAACGATGGCATTTTTAATCAGCGTGGCGTAGTCTGCAGGCAGAAGCCTATTCGCCGCGATGGTGACAGAAAATTTAATGCCCCAACTGATTGGGACCTGATAACTGATCGTGTAAGACGGGTATGGGATGGAATACCCGGTACTGTCCTCCACCACAACATCCGTGGATCCGGTATAGCTGCATCCGAGAGATGCCTTTTTCCAGATGGCCGTGGCAATCGAAGCCGGATCTCCGCCCATTGCCGCGACATAAACGGAATGTGGCTTGACGAGCACTCCACCTATTTCCTGCTCCGTATCCATTACATTCTGGGTAACGTACAGGTCAAGCGGGATGTTGGGCGGGATGAGATTCTCTCCTGATGCAGCTACGGCGGCATAAATGGACGGTAGTGAGCCTTGGGCATTGGTCGCCACGGAGAGCTGCCGACGGGTCTCAAACTCTTGGGCTGTCTCAACAGTGGTACCAAGCGTCCCATCGGCTAGATTCGTGATTGAATCCCACCCCGCAAGCATGACGTAAATGGTGTCAAGCGTACCTGCTGGGCATGGTGTGGGCCCGTTTACCGTGTTATTGAACGTGAGAACAAGAGATCCGGTAGGTCCGATAACTCCGCCCAGGACACAAAAATAAATATTTCCGCCTTGATCCTTGGCTAAGGCATTGGCCGGGATGACCACACCCTCCAGCCCGTTGCATGTACAAGAAACGCTCGTGGGTCGGCTGGGAATACGATCCAAAAAGTAAATTCTCCCGATGGCATCCTGCATTCGGCCCTGGGCATACTGCGGGTCTGTTTGCGCTACGAAGGACAGAAACATCGCGTTTTTATCCGCGATAATGGCCGATAGACTTGATGCAAGCTGCCCCTGCGGAGTTGATAACCCCGTGCTGAGTGTTCCACCAAATGCGGTGGAGATGTCTATTTGTACGGCGGCTAGGATATCCGCTTCTTCGGGGGCCGTGTACCCCGTTGCGCCTAATGTGGGTTGTGGTACGGTTGATGTCACGGGCTCCTCCTCTCAAAAATGAACGTTGTGGGCTTGCCCTGTGGCGTCAATAACTCGAACCGAGCCAGATACCCTTCGATTGGTGATACCTGTAATTGTGGCCTTGGCAGAGACGACCCCCGAAACCGTAAGTGCTGCTTTGGTAAACAGCCCCTCCATAAGCGCAGGACCATAAGTTTTTCCAAGCACTTGCTCATAGTAGGGCACGCCCTGAGACGTGTCGTACCATAACTCACCTAGAAATAATTTGATGGCGCTGGCCACGTCTTGAGCCACGTCTAACCCATCACTGAGAGTCTTGATATTGCCATAGATGTCCTGCTCCAGGTCCCAGGTCATAGAGTTAAGCGCGATTGTGACCATATCACACCAGCTTACAAGGGATGAGAGCGTCTTCATCTAATGAATAAACTGCACAAAGTCGGTGGTACCCATCGGCAATAGTGACGCGCCCGTTATGGGGATCACGGGATAGAATGATGGGTGATAGCGCAATGCCCCTCTTGATCTTTTTGATGTCTTTTTTAACGTGCGAATTGCTAATACCAAGCAATGATAATTGTGATGCGCGGAAAATATCCTTGGCCTTATAGCTTTCAATCGTCACTAACCGTAAACCATGCAGGATATCGAAGGTTTTCCACTTGTCGTAAATCAGAGATAGGTAAGACTCAGCGGCAGGGTAATCGTGCTCCTCTATGTCCTTAAGCCATTTGATTTTTAGTTTCTGAGTCATCGCTAACCTCTGCTTTCGATAATAGCAAAATAAGGTGTGAACGTGTTGTTCTGGTCCTGCGCCGTGGTGACGAGCACATCTAGAACCAGCGTCCCAGTTGCGTTTACCGTCGCCAAGGTGCCATAGCCTAGCGATTCATTAACGTTCCCCAGTACATCTATACGCACCCAACCGTACACAGTGGAATTAGCGCCAGTCCCAAGAACCGTACAAGACAATACTCCTTCAATCAAAAAAGGCAGGTTTGCCGCTGCCGAGAGGGTGCCGGTAGCTGCCATCGTGATGTCAGCCCCACCAATCCGGAGTTTCACAGCAACCATCGAACCAACATCGATGATAGTCATCACTCCACCAACTCGGAAACGAATTTGCTTTCCCACCGTCAAATAATTGGCTTTGAGTATGTTTGTACCACTATAGGTCTGTGCTGCCGTAGTTAGCAGCGTTGCATAGGTGGTGTATTTTGCGGCAGTTTGCACTGCTGGGACCTTGAGAGCATAGAGGATTCCGGGCAGATATTGATCTTGACTGAGTGCCGATAATCCGGGTGCCAAATCAAAGGCCTGAGTAGTGGAATCAAACCAAACATCTCCTAATGCCGGATAATTTAGGTAAGAATTGTAGGTAATTTTCTGGGGGACGGCAGCAATAATTGCGGTGCCTGTGGACGTGGGCCCTGTGGTGGTGTAGTTTGATGCCGTATTGGGTGCTTGGAGTGTGCCTATTCCTCCAAGCGGCATGGTAACCACTTTATTGTAATTTGGCCCAGAGTTAACAATCTGTGGGGTTGCCATGGGTCACCCGAGGCTTTCGACGAATCCTGTTAATGGGGTGATGGTATTCAAGTTATTTTGCGCGGTCGTCATCAATACATCTACCACCAAGGTCCCAGTTGCCGTGACATTTGTCAGCTGGCCATAGGCGATAACCAAAGAACCACCATTGATTTCGAGTTTAATGATTCCGTTGATAGTGGAGTTAGCTCCCCCACCGAGAACCTGACACTGCATCATGCCGCATACACGCCACGGAATGTTAGTAGTGAACGTTGTTGAGGCGCTGGTGGACGTGACGAGATCGACGCCCCCGATCTGGAGCTTGGCAGAAATCGTGCTGTTGCCTGTAGCGAGGGTCAAAATGCCGGAAAGCTCAAAATCAATATGTTTTCCGGCAGTCAAATAATTGGCCTTGAGTGTATTTGTGCCGTTGTAGGTCTGGCCTGCGGGTGTGAGAATGGAGACATAAACCGCATTTTTGGCTGTAGTAATCGTCACTGGGACTTTGAGCGCCCAGAGAACGCCTGGGACATATTGATCCTGCCCTTGTGCCGCCGCGCCCGGAGAGCACATGAAGGCTTGCGTGATGGAGTCAAACCAGAAATCACCTAGGGTAGACGATGAATTGTTGTAGGCCGTCCACGTCAGTTTGGTCGCAATTGGGGTAACGACAAGCGTACCCGTAGCAGATGGAAGCGTCCAGGTAAAAGATGACGCGCTATTTGGAGCTTGGAGTGTGACCACTCCGCCCAAGGGAACTGTCCAGGAGCAGTTGTATGCCGCAGCGTTGTCTGTCAAATATGAACTCATTTCTTAAGCTCCATGGCAGCTGCAGGACTAAACGAAAAAGATACGAAATCACACGCGAGATAGGCCGTAGTTGTCCCAGCCGTTTTCAGGATGCCCGTCCCGAACCCGAATGTATTAGTGGCAGTATTGGGCACATTGGTATTGATGGTGCCTAGAAACACATCATTGATGTAACCCTTGGCCGTGCCTGCCGTGCCGTCCAGCTCAACCCGCAGGAGGATCCAGGAGCCTGCCACAACCACCACGCCCGTATCAATCTCTGTTCGTACTCCAGCCTTGGCCGTCGTGGCTCGCCAATTCACGCCTTTGGTCCGGGTGTATTCAAAATAAGCTCCATTGTTTTGTAGGAGCGAGGTTGGGGAATCAAAGAACCCACAAAAAACGCTGTATTCCTGAGCTGCCGTAGACAGCACTGGGAGGTAGACCATTGCATGGACTGTTGTTACCAAACCTGACGGAACAAGGGAATGCATTCCGATGCCCACACCTGCTAGTCCAGAGGCTGTGGTGCCGGTCTGCATGAGCAACACGCCGATCCGTCCCGCCGTCTCAGCACCCGCATAGGAAGCAACCGAAGCCCCCGAGCCCGAAGTTGACGCCGAAAAAGGCGTACCAATTAGGCCATTCAGAAATTCAATTTGAATAATATTGCCTGGAAATCCGTAAGGAGGCATCCATGAAGCCGTTTCTGCTGCAAGAGCCTGAGTGGTATAAGGTAATTCACCACATGATGAGAAATCATAGAGCGCGGGATCATAAATATAGGTCACGCTGGCAGTACGTGAATTGTATAAAGTCCAGATGGATTGTTGCCAGATATGAACAGCGAGACTTTTGGGAAGCCCTTTGAGTGTACCCGCACTCAATGCCAAAGCACTGGATCCATTGATTCGGGTCGTTTCATAATCATGTGCGGCCTGCCAGAGGGCCGCTAAGTTATTGGCTTGTGCCATAGTGATCAGTGCATTGTATTCATTATCCGAGAGCAGGGGGTTCCGGATTAGGGTCACTCCATCAGGAGCGAGTACCCAAAGTGCCATCTTGGCAGCGGCATTATCTACCATGAGATTATCTCCTCAAGCTCCAATCGAGAGCCATGTATTCCTAACGCGGTATAGCCCACAATCGTTGGAACGGGAGAACCCGCAGTGTTATATCCCCACCCGCTAAATGATGTCATAGTTGACGAGAATGTGGCTTGCCCATTATAATGCCTAGTTTGAACGCCTGCATTTGCTGGAACGGTATTATCTGCAACAGCCGTCCATATTGCATCATTATACCCAATCCCTACATACTGAGAGCAGGCTGAAGAATTATTTGCAAAAGTGATATCTACTGTGCAATTGTAAGACCCTGGGCGTAGAATAAGCAGTCGGTTATTTGTAGCGTCTTGCATATCAGCCACAGTGCTCCCATTAGCACTAATAGCGCCAATACCGTCATAGGCTATCTTCCCCCAGGTGACTGCCGCAATATTCTGAGATGCAAACATCAATAACCCTGCCGTCATGGGAATAGATTTTCCTGCAATTTTGGTCCAATTGAGTCCGTCACTCCAAAGAATTGCCACTTCATTATTCCGCATAATGCGAGTGGCCAGCCCATCGATAAGATCGACACCATACGCCGTGAGTGTGACCCGCTTGGTTAGGCCCGGCATCATCCGGAAGCCGATCACTTGGAATGCACATGAAGCGGCACTCGGCAGCGTGAGGGTATAACTTGCTGAGGTCCCTGAGCACTTGTGCATCGCTCCAACCGTTGCAGCACCAGCACCTGAGACCGCGGTTTCCCATGTGAGCCCCCATAGATTGGGAGCGGTAGGGGTGAAGACGAGCTTGGTCCCCAATATCGTCTCGGTACCTTCGACGATATCTGAGCTATAAATAACGCGCTGGTGATCCGCATCAATGCTGATTGCGCCGTCTGATGTGTATTGATGCGTCTTCTCGACAGCGAACTTGTTGAGGATATGATCGGCTGAAGTATGATAGCCAGCAACTGCGTCAGTAGCTGCCGCAAGGGCTAGGGGATTGCCGACTGAGCCATCCCCCATAATGGGAGTTGTGACGGAGACTGTGGAACTGCCCGGTGCGCCGCCGTCCTTTAAGTGATAGCCATCCGCATCGAAAACAGCCATGTGACCATCAGTTACACTGGCCGAACCGTAGACATTGCCACCACCCGCAGGGATCGCAGCCCACGCCAAATTTTTGCGACCGTAAGTGCTACCGTCCGACGGCGCGTCTGGGATTGCCACAATCGCAATTGCATGCTCCGCCGCTGTCAGATGATAATACTCCTCTGCCGGAACGGCTCCCCCACCACCTTGTAACCCCGCCAAATCACCATGGACCGTGGTAAGAGGGGTATCAACACGGGAATAACGAGTAGTGCCGCCATAGGAAATATAAATATTTCGGTTAGGATTCGACGTTGTCTTGCCTAATCGATAGATCGCTAATCCATCCGTCGCCAGGATAGTGAACGCTCCTTGCACTGACGTGGTTGTAAAAAGCTGGAGCGATGAGTAATCGGGCGGATTGATAATGTTGTTAATTTCCCCGGTTGTAGCTTGAAATAGGCGTTTGTGGACCTTAAATGCAGCTGCAGCTTCATTCGCATAGGTAGCAGGTACAAGAATTGTCACAGCCGTATCGCTGTTTCGCGTGGTGATCTGATAAAGACCTTGGGGAGTTTGTAGGAAAGATGCCGCGTCAATCGTGCCTATATCCACTAACGCTGCGGTGAAAGGCGTCCCAATGGAGGCAGTGGCAAGCCGATGGGTAGAATCTACCGCCGTGGTAGCTACTGTCCCAGTTCCTAGGCGTACTCGCATAAGATTTAGGAGCAGTTCGGTTACTCCCGTAGCTAAATCGACTCCACAATAAGTTGAAAATGTCCATGCTCCAGCTTCCAGCGTTGTTCGGCCCACGGCTGAATTAAAAAGCGAGACATCTGACAGAACTGTTGAATTGCCAAGGATGGTGTAATTTTCATCAACTTCGGCATTCGTCCATGGGACCCTTGCCAGTGACTCCACTTTGTTCGAGTTATTCGTCCCGGTAGCCAAGATTACAGTGCCGTCGTAATACATCGATACGCCCTTGGAAGCGCTTGCCGCGATGCCTGCTGAATTAACCCACTCCAACCCGTTATACCGCAGAATCTGATCCGTAGCAGGATTCGAAATGATCACATCTTCTTGGTCAGATAGGCGATTTTTCAAAATAGGACGGATATATATCGAGCCCGTGACAGCATTCGAAATCAAAATCACCCCAACCTTAACAGATTGATAAGTGGTTGATGGAGCGATATTGGTGAATCCTCCTGGTACTGTCGCGCTAAGGTAGACCGTTTCCCCCACGCTAAAGAGATGTGTGTCTATGCCATCGACTACACCCCGTACTAAAATCATTCCAACCCCTGAGGCCGGAATCACACCATATGATACACCCAGAATAAGCGAAGATGCTTCCGCATCCGCCAGAGCCAGAGCTACGCTAGGCGTATTCCCAGAAGCGCCTATCGGATAAACCAATGAACCCTTGGCTATTTGTGACCCAGGGTTATAGACATAACAAAATTCTTGCTCACCCAACGACATTGTCGTATCGACACCCGTTTCAACATTCAGGGTCTTTTTGGTGGCATTGTAATAGGCTTTGCCCTCCGAAAAGGTTCCTACTGTGGGGGATGTTCCGAGTTGCAGGCCTTGCGCTAGAATTGGACGGCCATTCGCAATGGTCTGTGGTGAGGTTTGATCCAGCGCTAATGACGGCCCGTCCGTCAGATCGCTAGAGGCAAGTTGGACCTCCTGGAATCCAGGTCCAGAGCCATAGCGGATAAGCGGCTTCTTTGCAGTCATTAGCCCACCACGATACCGAGACGACTCTCAAAATTGCAGGTCATGGTAGTCCCGATCGCATCCACTACGCCTAACTGCTGGTCTAGCGTTCCCAGCACTGCGGGTCGGGTTAAAGTCACCCCACCCGCAGTGCTGAGATATAAAGGTTTACCGAGATCTGCCGCAACGAAGGAGCCAATGGGGATCAGGTTATTCAACCCCATCATATAGGCCACTACGGGGCCACTCGCCGCACCTGAAAGTACGAATCCATGTGCAGGTTTGGTTGCGTCCGTGTTGTCTGCGAGACGGCAAGAGGCCGTTCCCCCCACATCGTAGAAATTGACAAACTTCCCATTAGCAATAGAAACAGCCGCTTCAACCGTCACGGAATCCGCACCGATCCCGACGGGCATCATGGTCGCAGGCAATAAACCCGTTGTAGGATCAAGGGATGCGATCTTGCCTTCATTACCCGCACCACCCGCCGTTGCAGGGGTAGTTTCCTGAAATCCGGGTCCAGTAGCATAGCGTTGAAGAAACTTTTGAGTAGCAGTCATGGCGGCCTCCTAAAGGCGAATGGGCTCGGTGGGGGAGAACATGAAATGGGTCGAATCGTCCTGGCGCATCGTGGAGATGTACCAAACGTCCCCAGCTCCCAGCGATGGCTGAGTGGCAGTGGGTTTGCCGTCCTGCCCTAGATAAAGAGGTGATCCTGCTGGCAGAGCTAAGGGCGTTGTATAGCGCGTCCCGTCGGCCATAGCCGCCGCTATTATGGCGCTAGCGATTCCGCTTTCGAGGGTAATCCCGTCCACATAAGGTGCGGGAGAGTCAATCGAGTAAATAGGTTGAGCTAATCCAGCCACCAGTTTAAATGCTTGGTTTGTTGAGAACGTGTCGCCAAGTGTAACGGTCGTGGTTGTTGAGGGAGTTGCTCCACTGGTGATATCGACCCAATCCGAGTTGGTAATCCCGCCCTGGAGTTGCCAATTCTTAGAATCATTGGCCGTATAGCAACCGAGTCCCTCCCGCCGACGAGCCGCTGGGATCGCATCTCGGTCTGTATGAGTAGCCACCTCATGCCATCCGCCAAGATTGAACTGGGAATCCGAGGTGGGATACGTGTCTGTGGTATCAGTGGGAGCGAAGAAACCGCCAACGGGGACGGAACCAGGATATCCGCTCATGAGACCACCACGACAATAGCGCCGCCGATTTGATTTGTTGATCGATGCACATTATAATTTGTCGGCACGCTATGCGCATTTGTAACAGATACGAGATAAGGCGTGTCGAACGGCACCGTTAAATTAGTGGCCTGATCCTTGAAAACCGTGGCAGTGCCAAAGCTAGCTGGGTAACACAAAAACTTAAATTCTGCCGGAGCATAGGCAAACGAATAAGTTCCTGCGTATCCCGCGGCCAAGCCTCCCACTCGGAGCCCCTTGATCTCGGCTTCATCGAGTGTGGCCGTCACGCTCTCCCCATAGTAGCGCATCCATTCCCACCGGATAGTGAGAGTCTTGGTGAAGACGGTTGAATGTGAGTCTGTGGCTTCAATGGTATACACCTCGGTCGCAGCTGCCGTCTTTGTGATCCCCGCATGAGTAGCTTGATAATAACCGTTATTGGGAAGTCCTGTTGCGATGGTCTCTGCGGCTGTTGAGTCTGTAATGGTAATCGAATTATCTAAGATATTGTCGTGGTTGGTGTTGGTCCACAGAAAATTAGGATCCGCATTCGTGGTATTTCCCACTTCAAGCGTGGTTGTTTGGCTCTGAATTGAGAAAGTTGAGAAGGCAGGAACTTGGAACGGGTAAAGGAGCATATCCCACATTTGTTGCATGGTCTCCGCGCCGAATATTGACCCGTTAGGTATGCCGCCAATATCCACGGGTGTAGGAGTGGTATTGGTATAGAGCACCAAAGGAGAAATGCTAGAGATAGGCTTGACCGTGAATTTACCTCCGACGGTCTCTTGCATGACGACATTGGAGGCTCCGCCCGTAGTCGAGAGATCAGCCCCCGTGCCCCCAAAACCGACACCGATCGTGTCGCCTTCCCATGTGCAGTGGACGATACCCGTGACATGTAAATTTCCATTGATGGTAAATTCAGGCACCGTTACGGCATAGGGACCCAGTACCTTTTCATCTACGCTAGCAGCGATCAGAGAAACCCGTCCTGCGTGGGTGGAAACTTTGCTCAGGCCAGCTTCAATGGTGATGCCTGTCGTATCGATTTGGATATAGTGCTGGGCCGGAACGGCACTATGATTCCAGCCCCCAATGTAGACGCCATCCGACATGTCAAATCGGCGTTTCGTAGATGGATTAGATGGCAGCCCCTTAGCTTTGGCAGCTGAGATATCATGGTCGCAGAAGATACAAAGACCCACGTCTCCAACAACAGGGTCGATAATTAAAGCACTCACCCCGCCTTGGATGCGAACGAACGGCACCTGATAGATAACATCGTTGGGCACAGGTTGACCAAGACCGTCTACTTGGTTAACGAGAGGAAGTACTGTCACAAAACCTGGGGTCTTTCCTACGCCGGGAGTGACCGTGACCACACGTACCAGCGTGGCCGTATTCACCCGCCCAAGGATCTGCTGAACCACATAATTAAGCGCATTGAATTCTGTGTTTGCCGTCGCGGGGTGTTGATTACCGAAGTGTCCATCGGCTTGAGGAAGGGACGCGGCCATTTGTCAGCTCCCGATCCGGGTTGCTTTGACTCTAGAGAGCCAGTGGCCACCAGGATGTTCGCATGAAAGATGATGCGTCAATCCTGTCACGCGCCATGTCGCAGTAGCAGCACTCACACGTGAGACGACCGCAATCAGCCCGCCCAGCTTAATGGACGGATTGTATAGGCACTCGACACTGAGTCCTTTTTTGTCAAAAATGGGATAATCTTTCATACCGGTTTCAGCGGAAATTAGCGGCACTGTACCCATACGAGCAGAGCCGCGCGGGGCGATGAACAGAGTCTCGTCATCTACTCCGAATTCTATATCGGCTGCATCTGCAAGCGTCTCCGCCTGACGGAGAGGAGCCCCTTGTAGATAAGGGTTTGCGATCTGTGACACCACACCATTATTCTCGAACGAATAGCCCATGCTCTTTGCTAATCCTGCCATGACCACCGGAACCGATGCAGAGCCCGGCAGGCTAATAGGCTTTACTGGAGCAGCTGAGGGATAAAATCCCGAGAGCGCTTCAATGTGGAAGTACAGATTTGGTGGAGAATGGTAGACAGCCCAAGCCCCTGTGATGTCACCCTGAAATGCTACCGGCATGTTAGCTATTGTCATCGAATCATCGCCAGCTTGAACCTTGATTAGGTTCTTACGGATAGCCATAGGCGAGAATACCATGGATGTTAATGAATTCATATCCGCTTCAAGCATTCCATAAATTTTGAGTTTGGCTCCGTTCTTGGAAGGATGCCCACCCTTTGTGATGTCACATTCAACCCGCAGACCATCGATAATCTTGGTGTTGAGGACATCAGGCACCGCACCGAATGCGCCTTTGCCTAACGTGATACTGATGACCAATCGGCGCTTGACGAAGCTGGTATTTATCATGACGGTAGCATCACAGGGGCTTGTGATAGCACATGAGCACCATATGTATCCGTGACAGTACAGACCAGGGTAAACATATGTGTCAGTGCTGTTTGAGCGTCGTCACTAGTATCGAACATCCATTCGATTGTTATGGATTTATGCCCCGTTCCACCCTCCACAACTATTAAATAGCCGCTCCCGTGAAACGTCATGACATCCGTTAATGCCCAGGCATACGTGGCTCCCGGCAATGCAGTCACGTTTATGGTTTGGTCAGCAGGGATATCCAGCCCCCCAGATGGCGTTAACCACGTGGGGCAATCCCAAAATGGATCTGGTGCTGCTGTGTCAACCGTGAAGAGATTAGACAGCACTGGGGGAAGCACACCATCATTACCCGTTAACTGCACGCCCCCATTGGCAAAGCCCCACAGCCCCTCTGTAAGTGTGCTCCACCCCGCATATTGCGCCCATAGATTCATGTCAAAAGAAGCAGGAGCATTGGGGACAATTTCAGAGGCTGGATCCCAGATTTCTTCGTCATTAATAAAGACCCCGTTGTATTTGCCCGCCCATGAAATGGGACTCTCAATACATATCCCTGCACTATCCGGGCTTACAACTAATGGCGGTATCGTGATATCTACGGGTGCAATATGACCATTGAATCTATTTATAGTGGCAGCAAGAGTAAGCGTCATGGGAACTAGTTCAACATCTATAACATTTACCGCAGGAGCTACCGTGATAGTGTAATAAGCAGGAGCGCTGGCAGTAATATCCACCGTAAAAAGGTTCGATGGGGTGGGGATTTCCGTGCTGTCGATACCATAAATTCGCACACCACCCAATGCCGCCCGCCAATCCTGGGACCATGTCAGCGTTGAACCATAAAAGTGAATCTCAAAATGATCAGGCGGAGCAGGGAAGCCGATAGTTTGAGCGCTAGGTGCAACAAGATTATCGTTGATATAGGCCCCGGCTAATTGGGCAAACTCAGAGGCTGGGCTGTTGATATACATGTTAACACCCGAACCCCATGGCGCGGAGGGTAGCCCCATGGCCACAATGCCTGAATAGCCATCCACCCGCGTGAGCTGCACATCAAGGGTCAACACAGTAGCATCATAGGGATCTGGTGTTAGCACGCTGGTCGAGGGCGTCACAACGATGGTATAATATGGAGTGACCACGCTCCATATCATTTCCACATCCCGCTCATAAAATGCAAACGTGCAATTTTGAGAATCTAGGATTACCTTTAGCTGCTGAGACGCCACCGGATTAAGCGGCACGATAACCGGGTCACCAGATACTGGGTAATAGAATAGGTAAAACCGACTTCCCAGGCCTGTATACACAGGATCGTCATTTTTTTCTCCGTCCTGAAAAAACAAATAGCCGGAGAAATCCAAATAGGGGTTCGAACCAATCAAAACACCATTAAGGCAGGGAACGCCTGTCCAGATTACTGTGTCATCAATGGTGAGGTCGCAATATATCATAGACCCGCCAATTTCTTTTTTACGTTCAATGCCATGGTATGGTCCGCAGCTTGTTTAGCCTTTACCTGATCCAGCGTCATGCCTTTCAGGCTACTGCTAGCACTAGCCGTAGATACTAATGGGGGCTTAGCTGGAGGCTTGGCAAGGGGCACCTTGGGATGGGGAAGCGCAACCGTCGTATATGCCGGGCTTACTTGACGGATCTCCACCAGATGGACATCAGCCAATAACAAATTTCGGCCCTTCTCCTGGGTCCGCTTATAATCATAGGCCACGATAGCGCAATTATCGTACGTGGCCTCGGGCGTGATAACACGGTATAGGTCGGTGGAGTTCTTCGCCGCTTCCAGGTCTTCAAGAAGCACCATAATTCGAAAGCTATCCCCCCCCACTACTAGGCGCAATTTGATATCAAATGGTTCCTGAACTTTATTGTAATCAACGAAACCACCCTTCTCGATCGGGAACTGAGACACTTTGGTCTTTCCCGAATAGCCGATATCGAGATATGAATCCACGTCGAATGAAGGCAGCACGCCCAATGTGGGGAAGATCCCCCACACATCACTGTAGGCCGCACTGAAAATCAACATTAAGCACCCGCCATATCAGGCATTGAAAAGTGTGATCCTAATGCGGGTTGAATGGCCGCCGCGATACCCTCGGCATCCGTGGCATTTGGTGCATTAACATTAATGATGCCGACGTGCATTTCCGCCGTGGTAGAGGATGCCCCTCCCTTGGTAGGAGTGGCTGCAAATGGCTTCCAATTTCCAGCGGCCTTGATTACGTCCCAAGTTCCAGAAGCTGCAGAGCTAGCGGCTCCAGTCACTGATCCGGCTGTTTTTCTTGTCCATGCCTGCGATTTCTGCACCACAGAGGACTCTTCTATCTTTCCTGCTAGTCCACCTGTCATTTTGTTAGCCATGACAGTTGCTGCTTTTTTAGCCACATTTTCAAACATCTCTGAAAAGTTATCCTTGATAATATCAATAGCTTCAAGCATCTCATACACAATAATATTACGGATATCAACCCAAAGTTCTTCCATGCTCGATTTTAATTTGGCCCATGCCGCGATAATCTTATCATCATCACCCATGAACAGCGCCCATATGAAGCCAAAGATATCTGCGATAACTTGGTACCAGTCTTTTACCATGTCCCATAGTGATGTCAAAACTGTCATGATGTGATCTTTGATACTATTCCAAACTCCCATCACAAAAGTAAAGAATTTGCCCACGAAGGATTGCGCTTCTTGTCCACCGGCAATCCATTCTTTCCACTTGAGCACGAGCCAAGTAATCCCGGCCACTACCGCCGCAACTACTCCAGCGATCAAAAGGATGGGCCATGTGAGCCCTATCATCGATACGGTGGCAATTGCCGCCTGGGCACCAAGAGCCGCCACAACTGCGGTTATCCCCACAAAAACAGATTTAACAAGTGGCCCATGCTGGGCTGCCCATTTGCTAAACTCTAAGAATTTTTCGGTCACCCAAGTAATGGCGGGCATCAACAGCGTCATAATTTGACGGCCTGTAGTCGCCATGGAGATCCCAAGTTTCCGCTGTTCTTCTTCAAGTTTCTCGGATGCCTCGGCATCTTCTTTCGTATAGACACCAAGTTTCCGCACTTCCTCGTGTAGCTCTGCGATTCCGTCTTTGCCTTTTTCATGTAGTAATCTAATTAGGTTATCATCCAATCCTATTCGAGAGCCAAGCCGCATGGCATCCATGGCACTCATGTTCTTCATCTTCACAGCCAGCTGGTCTAATGTCCCCAGAAGATCTGCTTTCTTCCCAAGTTCGAGGCCCTTAATTCCAGCGGCCGTAAATAATGCCATCTCACGTCTGGCGCGGGGAAGGTTCATTTTGATATCAACTAGAAATCCGCTCATTCTCTTAATGCTTGCGTTGAAGCCCTCAGCCGAACCGCCAGAAATGACTACGGCCCCTTGCCACGCCTGCAATTCTTCGATGTCCATGCCGATAGCTTTTGACAGCCGGAGGCTGGCTATCTCCGCCTCTTGCTGAGAATGGATGAACTCCTTTAGCTCATGTCCGCCTGCAATAACAGCAAAAAGCTCCCCAGCCTTGGTGATCAGTTCACCATAAAACTGGGCAGCCTCTTTGCCTTTCTCCGCCATTTCGCGGGCCGTCTTCTCGGCCTCTCGGCTTAATTTGGTTAGATCGTCTTTTGCGTGTTCTGCGCCCTGTTCAAATTTTGTAGAGTCTAGCCCGAGGGTGACCAAAAAAGCATCAATAATCGTCGCCATATCAATCGCTCCGCTTCATTGCAACGGCCCGGTTTCGGTTATCCACGGCTATCAGTTCAAGCATATCGTAAGCATCCTCAGCACCATAGACCGTTTGCAGTTCATGCAGCGTAGCGTATTTGTTGGTGATGACCACCGCAATTATTCCTGGGACGTTGGTACAATGGATGATGTCTTGAGTTTCGCCGACCCAGCTCAGGTCGAGAGCTTGTCGGCGATTGAAAAACCCAGATGCAGTTCCAGCACCTCCTGGCGAAGGATCCAAAGAGTTTTCACTTCCTCAATATCACTTGCAGCTTCTGAGAGAGGCCGAACCGAGCCAGAGGAAGAAACGAACTGTACACAGGTCATCATCTCATCCAGCAGAGGTTCGGCAGACTCAAAGGAAAGATTTGCAAAAGCGTTCATACCAAGCGCCGCCACTCCACCCAGTCCAGCCTGGGCGATCTCATCCGGGACCTGGAGCCCCGATTTGAGGAGCGCAAGTAATGCCCGAGCGGCCCATTTCTCCGCTTTCATGGCCGAAAGCTCGGTCAAGATATAGCTTTTGCCAAAATCGCGTCCCTCAGCCTGGATTATGACGGTCTTAGTATTTCGCATCGTTAAACCTCAGCAACCGAAATACTTTCCCATGTGATTTCAAACTCCTGAGTCGATAGCATTTTCTTGGCGTCCGGGACCTGTTTCATGCTAGTCAGGACCCCACGATTCAGCGTGTAAGTCTTTAAAGTAGAGGGAAGTTCGATAATTCCGTCTGCGAAAAAGACGGTACGGGAAAGTTGCTGTGCCTGATGCCAGGTATTGAAAATCTCAATGCTGGGCTGATCTGGCATAATCGAGATTTTCATTTTGGTGGGATGAAGAACTACACCCGCGCTCATGTGTCCGTCCACGCCCATCACGGCCTCCGTCGTGATCAGCGCGTCTTCGGTAAACGCTGTATCTGAGGAAAAGCCCTGAATAGAGACGGGGATATCATAGAGCCCCGTAATGGTCAGGAGAAAAACTGCATTAGCAGAAGTAAGCGATCGAGTTGGAAGGGCCATGTATCACTCTCCTATTGAATATTAATGGACGCGATGTTAAGGGTCTGGACAGATTCGCCGTCCATGTACCAGAGAGTGCAGGGCGGGCTTTGGCGCAATGAACGAACCAACGCCGTAGCAGGAGTCACCTGGAAATACCAGCCACGAGAGGCTAATGTCTGATCGATCTGTAATCCAGCTGCCGCGTTCACCTCAGCTATCTGCGATGCAGAAAGAGGAACGCCCGCTCGAATGGCTCCGAAGTTCAGGGCCGCATTAATCGGATCTTGGACAGCAGCCCGGATCATCCCATATCCAAGCGTGGTGTAGGGAATCGACTTGGTGTTGGCAAAGAGTGTCATCAGTGCAAGCTGAACCGAGTTATTGAGCCACACCGCATTAAGATAGGAATCGATGAACTTGTATGAACCACTGATCTGCCCGTTATAGAGCCATATGCTCGTGTCGTTTGCCGTGGCATAGGCACCATAGAAATTATAGCCATTCTCTAAGAGATTCTCGGAAATAGTGGCATCCGAGACATAAGGGGTAAGCCCAGAATTAGATTTAAAAGCATAGGTGATACGTCCATTGGTCTCCGTGAAATCAATGCTAGCGCCGATACCAAGGATGAAGGCCGCGTGCAACGGACCATTGGCAGCATCCGCATAGATGGGGGCTGTTCCGCTAGAGCTATTCAACGCGAGCCATTCGCCAAAGCTGACGTTTGCGAT